TTCTTCCTCATCGTATTTATCTTTTTTTAATTCTTTAAATAACAATGAAGATGCTACATTTGTATCGTCAACAACTGTAATATTATATTCGTTTTTAACAACAGCTTCCGAACCAGATACCATTAATATGGATTCTAATCTTTCTTTTCTATCGTCTGATAACTTTTGTGCAATTGCTTCTATTGATGTGAATGCCATTTTATATTATTTCAAAAGTTAATTTATCATCAATTATTTTTGTAATACCATCTTTTACTACTTTTAATTTCAATTTATAAAGTCTATCGATTGGATATGTTGAAGTATCTAAATAAAAATAATTTGATTTTGAATCACAACTTAATTTTGAATATTCTCCAAAAGGAACAATGATTTCATTTGTTCTATAATCTTCAATTTGATAATAAGAAGATGTTGGTAAATATTTTGATTGGTCGTATTCAAACGTTGTTCCAAAAGATTTAGCCGGAAATAAATCTCTAGCTTTAACTCGTATTTTTGTCTTAATATTTTGTTGATATTGTTTTTGCAAATCGGTTACAACAATTTTACTATTTTCCAATGCATCTTCTGATGCTGAACCTGTAATTGGTGATAATGAACCTGGGTTAAAATTTCCAATAGTATCATCCCAAACCAATTCTAATTTTGGTTCATATATTGTATTTGTTTCCTTTGAGAAAAATTTAACAACACCATAGTCCGTTGTATCGGTATATAATGATGCCGATGTGTGGTGATGTAATATGATACCATCATTGGTTAATTTATTTGAACCACTAATCCATAGTTTTACAATATTTGTTACATCCATTCTAACATCGTCTGGTTCATTACTAAACGATTGAGATGCCATTGATGCACTATACCACAAACCACCACCCCCATTTAATATAGAAGATGTATCCGTTTGAGCAGGATAAGAACCTGATAGGTCTTGCCATTTTGAAGAACCATTAAGATAATACCAACTAACACCATCCGATGTTATATTATCAAATTTGGTACCAGTTCCCATTTTCCAACTTCCAGATACTGCATTTGCATACAATGTATATTCTAAAGGTATTTCTTCAGAGTTAGCTGATTTAAGGTTTAAGAAAACGGAATAACTTCCGGTTCCTATATTTTCTACAATTGATTGTGAAACCTGTGTTGTATTAAATTTAATTAAAGTTCTAGCTATATCCATAGTAGACCCATAATAAAGTTTGCCCACTTCTAATATCTCATCTCTACCTGCATTTTGTTCAGGTTGTTGAAGATATATACTTGCGTCGTATGACGATGTAAAAAATTTATGCATTATATTGCCCTCCCTTTTATGTCTTTGTTAGGATATTTAAGTTCAAATACACATGGGTCTAATGAAGGATAAATAATTTTACCCTTAGTAGCTTCATCTATATTATAATCATTCGGTGCATATGTTCCATCTTGTGCACATAAATTATTTATTTTAACCGATGGTACACTCATTACTCCTTCTACGTTAGCTAATATTAATTCTATTTCCGAAATATTAATTGGTTTATTAAATGTCCAATTATCTATATTAAAATATTCTTGCATCTCTGTTAAACAATTTGCAAGAACCTCTCTTTTATTATAATTTGAATAACAAACTACTTCAAAATCTAAACCAATATTTACAATAAATCCATCAATTAAATTTATAGCATCTGTGATAATTCTATATTCACCTATGTATGTTTTAAGATTTTGTTTAATTGCTTGATTTAAATTTGTTAACTTTTTATTACCATCATATCCCAATACATACATATTGATTGCAAATGGATTGTTTACTTCACTTATTGCAGTTTTCTTTTGTGATAAAAATTTTGTCAATTCTTTTTGTATATCCGATTTGTTTAACCCCTTTATTGAATCAACTAAATTTGTAAATTCGGATAGTGTATTTGGATTGGCTAAAATTGACGCAGGTGAGTTATTGTCAATTTCTCCATCTTGAGAAACGTGTACCTTAGCAACACTACCATATCGTCCAGGCATTGATAATGCACGAATAATATAATCTTGTTTAGTTACTGCTCTATTTTGAGAACCAAATGTTGCCAATGCATTTTGTCTAATTTCCTCAATTGATTCAGCTCCTCTACCACCCACTGCAGATTCCAAATTCTCAACTGCTATTGATTCCTTACCAGCTTGATATGTTTGTAATAAATCTGCTTCTAATGATAATAAATCTTCATCATATTCTATTTTATTTATAATAGTCAATTCACCTTGATTTATATTCGCATCTATTCCACCACCTGTTAAATAACTTATAGTTAATGTTCTATTTATAGGAGATATTCCAAACGTATTTGTTTTTAAAAAATTTGATGGGTCTATTCCCTGATTTAATCTATTAACAGAATTAGCTAAACCTAATCCTACATTTTTTGTATTAGGTAATATTTGTTCATCCGGCATAGATACATCACCACTACCAAATTGTAAATCAATTGTATTATCTGAATTTATTTTAGTAGAGAATCTTCTTGGTACTTTTTGTACTTCCAAAACGTAAGGAACAATGCTTGACGATGTATATAATTCCGAATTAGCTTGGGTGTTTGGTTTTTCAACAAATATACTTTCTTGTGCTAAATATGGAACCTCATAATATTTGTTTCCCAAATCATCTACTACCGATGTTATTTCTATAATATTTAAATCATCTATTGTTATAGTAGGATATTCTATATCAGCAACAGGCCCTATTGTTTTAGAAACCTTAGCAGCTGATATTGCTTTTGCTTTTTTTGTTATTAAATATAAATTTGGTTCTCCTGTGTTAGTATCTCTTTCATAAACATCTATTTCTCTATCAACTTCGTTTGCAAAATCAATACCATCGGTTGTTCTAAAAACTACACCATTTTTTCCTGCAACCTCCATTCCTTCTTTTATTTTTAAATACATTCTGGAATCTGGTTGATTTGCTGCACCTATACCAGTTGATGGAACCAATTGATAAACCGTCATAGTCGTTACTGCGGGTGCAGTTACTTTTGGTTTATATCCAAAAGATTGTGCAATTGACATTACATTTTTTCTTTCGGTTGCATGGTATAATAACGATTCTTTTAATTGTGTATCTTGGTAAAATGATAAAACATCACCTATATACGATGCCATTTCAACAAATACCATACCAGGTGAGGATTCATTAAAGTCGGAATATGTGTTTGGAAAATATGTCTTAGTAAAATCTATAAGGTTTTGCTTTAATGTAGCAAAATCTTTACCAACATAATTGATATCTTTTTTATTATTTTTCCAACTCTTATCTAAAGGTTTCAGTGCCATCTATTTATTGTTTAATTTCTATACTTAATGCGTCTTTCATATTTGGATTTGATATTAATGAAAATGTTAAATCCAAAGATATTACATGTTTATCAATCGACGCATCATCGTAATCAAATATTATTTCATCTATATTTAAATATGGTAACCATCTTTTTACTGCTTCATTTATTGTAAATTCTATTTTAGAATCAATATCGTCCCTTATTATTGGTTCAAATATTAATTTCCAAATATCACATCCAAAGTCTGGTTGCATTACTCTCTCACCCTTTCTTGTCATAATTAGGTTAATTAAATTACTTTTAGCCTGTGATAATGTAGAGTAGTTAGTAGAAAAAATACCATTTCTATCCGAACTTGTATTTACCCCAATTCCTAATACTTTATAATTGTTTTCAGCTAAATCGGTTACATTAACTTTACCTAATTCTATTGCCATTATTTAAATCTCTTTACTAATTCTGAATAATCTCTTGTTAATGCTTTTATTGTAGCATCTTGTAATCCATCACCCGTTGATTCAAAGTTTGGAACATTGGATGGTACATTTACATCTCTAAAATCCATAGTTTCCCACTCACTTTCATCAACCCTTAATTCAGGCTTAATCATATCTAATACACTTCCAACCGCTTGTGCACCTTCTTTACGTTGCTCCGATGAAAATGGTTGAGTCATATTAAGAATCTCATTAATCATTGGGTCTTTTGAAAATTC